GGTTTTAAAAATAGACACATGACTAGAGTGAAGTTCTTTGCAAAGTACAAGAAAGAACCTTTTGAGTCATTTGAAACAATAGAAGATACTTACGAGATGCCTGAAGTTTTAGATTTTGAAATAAAAAATGCAATCACTCAAGTATTGTCAACATTGACTCCTAGAGAGGAGAGAGTGATAAGAGAGAGATTTTTCAACAATAAAACTTTAGAAGAAGTAGGTCAAATCTTTAGTGTAACGAGAACTAGAATAACACAGATTGAAGCGAAGGCTCTGAGAAAGATGAAACATCCTTCAAGAAGTGAAATCTTAAAAGAAGTTGCATAAAACACTTGACATATAGAATAATTCGTGTATTATAATAGTGTAGTTAATAAAAAAAAGAGAGAATCAGATATGAATACATTTTTCGCAACATCAATTCAACACTTCCACACCACTACTGATGGTGATAAGTTTTTAGTCAGTTCAAGTTTTGCTGGTAATTCTGGTGACACTGCAAAAGAGTCAGAGTCAAATGCGATTGCAGAATACGAGAAAGCTGGTCACACTGCTGACCAATTAGTGTCGATTGAAACAGTTGAGTTAGAATCTTATTAAGAAAAGACTTGACATATTCTGTCAATGTGGTATTATAATAGTATAGAGTGATTCGTTAATAATATAGAGAGAGAGAAAAACATGGCATATATTTCACAACAAGACAAAAAAGACCTTGCTCCTGCGATCAAGGCAGTTCTTAAAAACTATGGTATGAAAGGTACTATTGCAATAAACCATTACAGTTCATTAGTTGTTAATATTCAATCTGGTGTTCTAGATTTCAGTGATAACTTTAGTCATGGTGATGGTTACGTTCAAGTTAATACTTATCACATAGACACTTGGTATTCTGGAACTAAAAGAAATTTTCTTAAAGACCTTGTAAAGGCGATGAAAGGTAACAAATGGTATGACAAATCAGATGCAATGGTTGACTATTTTGATACTGCATACTATGTTGATATTAACATTGGAAAATGGAATAAACCTTATGTCCAAACAAGAACTAATCCTCATGTAAAGGTGGCTGCGTAATGCAAATAGAATCTGGAATGACAAAAGATGAAATACAAATCGCACTAGAAGATTTGTATACCATACTAACCGATAAGGGTTTCACCGATACTGCAACAGCAATCTGCTATGTAGAGAGCACACTAATGAATGAAATAGATGATTGATAGTATAATAAATGCAAAGATAAAGGACAATATAAGTATGTCAGTTCCTTTATATTTGATAATGAGTTATGCATATTATGAAGAAGATAAACCAATTGCAAGTGATAGTACTTTTGATAAAGTTTCAAAACTAATGTTAAAGAATTGGAAGAAGATAAAACATCAACATAAAAAATTGATAAATACTGACAATCTAAAGTCTGGCACTTATATGGGTACATATCCAAGTATAGTGAAAGATACTTTAGAAATGGTAAGAAAGACATATATCAATGATTAGACTTGCAGAATTTTTAATAGGTCTTTATATTAGACTATTTATTTTTATGACACTAACAGCCTGGTCTATAGGTCTGGGAGTGTATTTTTATTCACTAACTTGAGAGGTATAAATATTATGGTGAAAATTAAACGTAGACGTAAACCAATGACTCCAGAACAGAAGGCATCTGCGATAGAACGTCTTGCAAAGGCGAGAGAAGCAAAGGGGCCTGCACAACATCAAAACATTTGTCCAGAGGTTCTTGCAAGACCAGATGACCATTTTCTATCTTTGAAAAATGTTAGACATTGGATAAAGAGTAATAAGGAACAATTGAGTTCACTGAGAGGTGAGGTCAGACGAGATGTAAAAGGTGCGAAATCAAAGTTTCATAGTATAGAGGGTTACATAAGACATATGCAACACTATCTAAAACATGGTGATTGGATAGACAATGCATATGGCGAATACCAAGAAAAGAGTGTTAAGTGGAGAACAGTAAGGTAGTAGTAGAATATGCTGGTGGACATACTGCAAACTATGACTACTCTAGTCTTGGTCAAAATGAAGAGGAGATATCTTTCAAATATTTAGAAAGTTTTTTTGATACAAAAGTTTGGCACGTTGGTGTTATAACAAAAGAACAACTCTTAGAAGTTTCTCTTATGCCTATCAAATATCAATTACATCCGTTTGGTTCTAATTTCACTAACAGTATTCATTTTGGTGGTTTGACTAATTGTCTGATATTATCAAATGGTAGTCACAATTGGGATTACACTCATTACAATAGTGCTTGTGAGATTATGAATAACTCTCCATATGAGTCTTGGTTTCCTGTGTATACAAATTTCAAGGAGGCCGCATTAAGAGCAGGGTTAGGTGTAAGAGCTCGTAATAGTTTAATATACGATTATAGGTTTGGGTTTGATGTTCACTTCACTGCGATAGGTATCAACAACACAATTGTAGATATACCAACATCTAGAAGACACAATACTAAAATGTGGAATCGTTGTATAGGTTGTGATGATTGTATGGTTAAGTGTCCTGTTGGTGCAATTCGTAATAAGGAAAAAGTCAATTGGTTGAACTCTTCAGATTGTGATAATATGATAGCATTTGGAAAATCAGATAACAAAGACATTCCATCAATCAAAGACTTTTGGGGTAAGAATGTTTATCCAGAAATACCACAAGAAACTTTGGATAAAATTCATAATGCAGATGACTTAAATGAACATTTACCTTTTGGTAATGATATGCCGTGGGATAAAAATGGATATACCTTTGATGGTCAAGTAATTAGAAAAGATGGTGAAGCAGTAAATGTTCCCTTTTGTAGAGAATGTACAAGTCAACCACGATGTTCAAAGTGGAATGGTAAGTTTCCCTATGAGCGTGTAAAGGGTAAAATTAAGTATGATAAGTATAAAGAGGTTTAAATGGTAGATGATAAAAAACAATGGAGTAATGTGATCATAGGGCCTTGGGATTCTAAAAGAGCACCCAAAGATGGTAAGACTAGAGATCAAGTTATTCAAGAAGAGATGGATGCAATTGATGGGATATCTGAAAAGGCGATGGTATCATTAATACAAATCTTGAAAGAAAATGATATTGATATAGGATCAAAGAATTTTTATAGACACGTTGGGTTTATGAATGAAACTCTAAAGGCACTTTTGTTTAGAGAGTTAGGATATGACCACCCACTATCTGATTTAGTAAACCATATAATACTACCAATGAAAAGTAAAACTGAGGGTGACATATACACAAAGTTTAGAGCTGACATAGTTGCAGAACTTGTAGAATATTTGGAGGAAGATTTTGATGAAGAAGAGTGAAGCGAAGTTCCACACACCATTTAGTCCTACTATAATGGAAATGGAAGTACCAAAAAGATTTATAGACCTAGTAAATAAGATAGGTGATGAAGTTTTAAGTGATGATAAAAAATCTGCACAATGGGATTGGTCTAACCATCTTGTAGGTAAAGTTCACAAAGAAGTTCAGATACCCATAGTAAATAAAGAGGATGGAGATTACTGTAAGAATATTCTCAAAGGTTCGTGTATCGGATATCTAAAACACATGATTAACAAAAGTTGTGCATACGTTGATAACATGATATTACATCACCCAACACAAGGCAACTTACACCCAACTGAAGAGAATATAAACATAAGTCAATCATGGATAGTAAGTCAATACAAAGGTGAATACAATCCATGGCATCAACACAGTGGACATCTATCAGCAGTAATATATTTAAAACTACCAAAAGGTATGGACGAGTTCTTTGAGAAAGAGAGTGAAGACCATTATCCTGTTGGTGGTGCAATACAGTTCATGCAAGGTGATAAACAAGATTTACGAAGTGACACTTTGACGTTTAGACCAGAGGTTGGTAAACTACTCATGTTTCCATCTTGGTTAAAACATTCAGTTTATCCTTTTGATGTGGACGGAGAACGGAGGAGTATGAGCTTTAACGCTTACTATACTAATAAAAAATGATAATAATTGATATGAACCAGATTGCAGTTGCAAATCTGATGATGAACTTGAAAATGAATAAAAGTAAAACTGTAGACGAGAGTATGGTAAGACACATGATACTCAACTCTATTCGTATGTACAGAACAGAACATCGTAACGAATATGGTGAAGTAGTTCTTACTTGGGACTCAAAACACTCATGGAGAAGAGATTATTTCCCAGAGTATAAAGCCAGTCGTAGAAAGGGTCGAGAAGAGTCAAACCTAGATTGGGATGATATCTTTACAACTCTTAACAAGATAAGAAAAGAAATCAAAGAAAACTTTCCCTACAAATATCTTGAGGTGTTCGGTGCAGAAGCAGATGACATCATAGGATCTTTGTGTGAAGAAAACAGAGATGAAAAGATTATGATAATCTCTGGAGATAAAGATTTTATTCAGTTACAGAAATATTCAAATGTTACACAGTGGAGTCCTATCACAAAAAAACAAGTCAATGGATTTGACCCTACTATATATTTAAAAGAACATATCTTAAAAGGTGATACTAGTGATGGTGTACCGAATGTACTATCACCAGACAATACTTTTACAGATGGATTAAGACAAAGACCATTGACTAGAAAGAAGATACAATCTTGGCTGGTAGGTGGTGGAAGTGATTGGAATGATGAGGTGAAACGAAACTTTCAAAGAAACTTAACTCTGATTGATTTAACACAAACACCAGAGGAACTCAAAAATCAAATAAGATTAGAATACAATAACGCACCACATGGTGATCGTAGTAAACTCCTAAATTATTTTATGAAAAATAAACTCAGAGAGTTAACTGAAAACATTGGAGAATTTTAAAATGGCAGGAAGTACATTATTATTTTCAGAAGTCCTTGACAGAGTACACAAGGCAAAAACAAAAGACCAAAAAGTCAAGATACTTAGAGATAACAATACACCAGCACTTAGGTCTGTATTGAAAGCATCTTTCGACCCAAATATCGCATGGGTTCTTCCAGAGGGTGATGTTCCCTATAGAAAGAATGAAGCACCGATAGGAACTGAACATACCACACTTGCAACTGAGTCTAGACAACTATTTCATTTCATAAAAGGTGGAGATGGTAAAACACCAGCATGGAAAAAAGAACAGATGTTTGTTCAGTTGTTAGAGGGTTTACATGAAACAGAAGCTGCACTTTTAGTACAAACTAAAGACAAAAAGTTGCACCAGATATACAAAGGGTTATCTACAAACGTGGTGTGTGAAGCGTTTAACTGGAATGATGAATTTATGTTAATGAAATGATGGACGATAAAGAAATAGAACAGTTGGTAGAGAGTATCAACGATGGAAAAGATATATCTAACAACACCATATTTAGAATGATGGTTACACTTGACAAGAAAGTAAAACAGTTATATCAACAGACCTATAACCCACCGACAAATAATGACTTGAATAAATCTATCAATAACTTGTCGAGTAGAATTGATATCCTTGAGTCTAAAATAAAATAATGGAAGTGATACCGAACTTCATAGAAGATAAAAGTATACAAGATAGTATAAAGAATTTTTTGTTCGGCAGTAGTTTCGATTATTATTATCTACCAAATACTATAGATGGAGATAACAACTATTTTTTCTCCCACATATTACACGATGGAAAGACTGAACATTATAGCTCATACTTCCAAAATATATTGATACCTTTACTTGGTAGATTAAAGTTTAATTACCTGTTGAGGGCAAAAGTAAATTGTTATCCAAAAAGAAATGAAAACAATAAAGGTAACTTTCACATTGATAGTACAGAGCCTCATATGGTAGGTTTGTATTCTGTGAACTCAAATAATGGTCACACATTATTTGAAGATGGAACTAAAGTTGAGTCTGTGGAAAATCAAATGGTAATATTTGATGGTAGTATGAAACATTGTAGTGTCATACAATCAGATGCAAACATAAGAGTGAACGTAAATATAAATTTTAGATAAGATTATGAAAGAAAGACTAGACCACCTACGAAGTTTAAATTATGAACCATCGAACTTTCCAAATGTAAGTATGTATTATGGTGATGGTGAGAAAGCGATATGTATAGAAAGGTTTGGTTCTGCGTTTATAAGTGAGGGTAGAGTTGATATCTATTGTTTACAACCACAAGATAGAATAATTCACTATGATTTAGATATACTAGAAGAAACAGAAGTATATAATGATACAGGCAGACCTATATATGTAAACTTAGAAGAGTGTAGTTTGATACCAGAGATATCTGGTGACAGAAAAATAACTATAAAGAATGGTGTCATGAGCGAAGATGAAATAGAAAAAATAACACTTGACAAATGAAACGAATCAGTGTATATTGGTAGTATAGTTAATAACAAGAGAGAGAATTTATTATGATAGTAGAACAAAGTGCGACAACATTAGAAGTTGGAATTGACAACCTACTTAATTCTGCAAAAGCAGATTACGTTAAAAGGTATGGTAGTGATGTCAACTCAGATGTTGCAAAGAAAATGATAGGTCAGTTTAACGATGGATTTGTTGTTAAGTCTGGTTCAAAGTATGTAAAAATTATGTGTGGTAATGGTGGTACGCCTGGTGGTTCATGCTGGGGGTTTGTTGTAAAAGAAGACACACCAAAATTTAAAAAGGGAGATATCCTAAAACCTGCTGGTTGGAACAAACCAGCGACTAACGCACCTAGAGGTAATGTGTTAGATGGTAATTACGAAATACATTGGACAGGGCCTGTATACCTGTCCTAAAGGAACACGACCTATATGACGTACCTCTCTCAACTCGCAAAACTCAAAAGTCATATAGGTCGTAGAGAGAGAATATGAAACATAAAACAAAATTATTTTATAAGAATGTGGATGGTGAGGACACCTTTCTGATTGCAGAGGGTGACAGTGAAGCACAGGCTGCAGAAAATACAATCAAAGAATTTAAAATCCTACAAGAGATATTTGGTGAAGATAAATTACCTATAAAAAATATCACTCGTATGGATAAAGTAGTTGACAATTAAAACGAATCAGTATATAATATAAACATAATAGAGAGAGATATGTTTATAGAATTTAGAAATACCAACAAAAAAAGACAACGAACCATTGAGGATGCTCTTTGGTTTGCAAAGTCATATTTGATACCTAGACATAAGATTGATGAGATTGAAATTGAGTCTGTAAAGGGGTTACTCGCAGACGGAGATTGTTACGATGCAGACGATAGGTCATACATCATCAGAGTCAACAAAGAATTATCAGAACAAGATTTACTTACTACAATCTTTCATGAGTTTGTTCATATCAAGCAACATATCAAGAAAGAGTTTGGTGGTGACATATTCGCAATAAGTAGTGATAAGGTTGCATACGAAGATAGACCTTACGAAATCGAGGCATTTAAATTAGAAAAGAAACTATTAGAGGAGTACAATAATGTTAATTGAAACTGCACTAATGTGTCTTGCACTTAACACCTACCATGAAGCAAAAAATCAATCTATGATAGGTCAAGTTGCAACTGCACAAGTAGTTATGAATCGTGTTGCAGATAGTCGTTATCCTAACACAGTATGTGGAGTTGTGAAACAAGGCCCTAAGTATAAAGGTAGTGATGTTCCTGTTCGTCATAAGTGCCAGTTCAGCTGGTTCTGCGATGGTAAAAGCGATGAACCAAGAAGAGATAGTAAAGAATGGTTTAAAGCACAAGATTATGCAAGAATAGTTTTATCTGGTAGAATAGCACTTGATGTTACAGAGGGTGCAACACACTACCATGCAACTTATGTAAGACCAGCGTGGGCGAAAACAAAAACAAGAACGACTCGAATAGAGTCACATATATTTTATAGATGGGAGAAGTAATGAACGACTTACCAGAGATAGAACAGAATATGAAACAAGATAACAACATTGATATGTTACCACTATGTCGTGCAGATGTTTTTATAAAATCAAGTGTGGGAACAATTGAACAAAGAGAAGATTTGAAAAAACAAATATTCCATGCAAAAGAAAACAATATAGAAGTCATGGGTGGTGGAAACAAAGGTTGTTGGAGATCTACTGCAAAATATAAAATGGATTGGTTGTATGATGCAGTAAAAGAATTATCTGACCAAGCAAACAAAGTTTACTTTGAAACAGATCCAGTTTTTAAATCACAAGTGACATCATGCACAAATAGAGATTTTGGTATTTGGACTAATATAAATGATATAGGTTCTAAGAATATATTGCATACTCATGTTGAAGATATATGGGCTGCGATTTACTATGTTCAATCAGAGGGAACAGGAAATCTAGTATTTCTAAATCCAGCGAATACACTCATGACTTGTAATCAGAAAGCGCCTTTCGTTAGGAACTCTGTGATAGTACCACAAGATGGTATGTTAGTTCTATGGCCTGGTTGGATGCCACATGAAGTAGAAGAGAATAAATCTAATCAACAAAGAATAAATTTAGCATGGGGTATAAATTATAACTGATGAATATATTTTATTTACATGAAGACCCAGATGTATCTGCAAAGATGCACTGTGATAAACACGTTGTCAAGATGATAATCGAATATGCACAACTTATGTCTACTGCACACAGAATATTAGATGGTGATGAGTATGAAGGTAGAACTAAGATAGGACGTAGAATACGAAGATGGAAACACCCAAATGAGAATATAGAAAACACTATCTACAAAGCATCACATATCAATCACCCAAGTGCAATATGGGCGAGAGAGAGTGTTGCAAATTATATTTGGTTATATAATCTATTTGAAAAACTATGTGATGAGTATACGTTTAGATATGGTAAAGTTCATTCTACTGACTCTTTACTCAGAGATTTACTTGTATCACCACCAACTAAAATTAAAGAGGGTGGTTTGACCACGATGCCCCAAGCAATGCCTGACCATTGTAAAAAACCAGACTCAATAGATGCTTATAGAACCTACTATATAATTGAGAAAAAAAGATTTGCAAAGTGGACAAGAAGACAAATCCCATATTGGTTCTGGGCCGCATGAAAGAATTTGATTACAATGAATAAGGATTGGATAAAGGTAGAAAACTTTATTAGTGAAGATCTCTCTACATTATTATATGGATATATCTTACTTGCACATAAAAGATTATCAGTAACTAGAGATAATAGGCATGGAACTTTTAGTGACCCACAGAGTATGGGTGATTTTAGTATGTACGGAGATTTGATATTTGATACACTACTGATGGGAAAACTTGACCAACTACAAGAGATAACAGGTGAGCAGTTAGTTCCACAGTATTCTTACTACAGACTATATAAGAAAGGGTCTGAACTAAAAAGACATATAGACAGAGAAAGTTGTGAGATATCTTTGACATTGTGTATTGGTTATGACTCACATTACGCATGGCCTATATGGTTCAAAGACAGAGATGGTAATGAGATATCTATAGAAACAGAAAGAGGTGACATGGTTATATACAAGGGTTGTGAATTAGAACATTGGAGAGAACCATTTGAAGGAAACTATCATGCACAGGTTTTTCTCCACTACAACAGAAAAAATGGTAGGTATAATAATAAATTTGATGGAAGAGAAGTGTTAGGAGTACCAGCATGACAGAGAGTTTACCAGAAGAAGTACAACGACAATTACATAGAGAGATCGGAAAAGAGTTAGAACGCAACGTAAGTACAGAGGTTTCAGCAGAGTTGATACCTTTTCATGCGTTACCTGTTTATAAAACATCGACAGACCTTTTACTAAATGATGACGAGATGAGTGCAGTGGTTGATGGTGACTTCAGACAAGCTGTATCTAAACAAGGTAATGCGATATCTAAAAGTGCAGACATATTAGATAATGAAAGACTACTCAGAGTAAAGACACATATACTTACTGTGTTCAATGAGTATGTAACAAAACATTTACAAATACAAAATCAATTTTACCTAACACAAAGTTGGACAGCAATAAATCACAAAGGTGATGCACACCACCCACACATACACCCAAACTGTGTATTCAGTTGTGTATACTATGTACAAGCGAATAGTGGTGATTTGCAGATAAGGATGCCTATCAGTAGAATACAAGAGGGGTATAATTTATCCTATAAAGTTCTGCAACAGAATATCTTCAACTCAAGAACAATTAACTTGCAAGTAAAAACTGGTGATATGGTTATCTTCCCAGGCTGGTGTGAACACACAGCATTACCAAATGAAGATGATTCACCTAGAATAATTCTGGGAACAAATTATTTTGTCACAGGAACATTTGGTAACTATGAAGATAAAGATCAGATTCACATAAGATGAGTCTTGACAAAGAACCAGAAAGATATTATAATTGGATATTGTGGAAATTTAGAAAGGAGAAAGAAATGGAGAAACAATTAGAGCTCGACTTTACGAGTCATCTTGGAGAAGGAATAACAACGACTGATTCCATAATCAGAAGAGAAATGTATGAGATGCAAAAACATATTCATGGTTTACAAATGCGTATCAAAGAACTTGCAGAGGAAAACTATGGATTAAGGAAAAGGATAGATGGACTATCAAAATAAAATTTGGGTATTCGATGATATCATTGATAAGAAATATCAAGATGAAATTGAAAATATTCTAGTAGGTCGTGATAGTGGGTTTAGTTGGTATTTTATACCAGAGGTCGCACCACCACTACTAGGAGAAAAAACTACTGTAACAGGTAGACCAGCGGTGAGTCATAGTATTGTAAATAGAGATGGACAGAATAGTAACTTCCATGAGTTCATAAAACCTATGATAGAGGAAGCGTGTAAGAGAACTGATAATATGTTTAGTGTATTCTCTCAAGGTCGAACCTTTCTACAGTTCCCACTAAATCTAAAAGATAGACACATACTAGATGAACTTCATGTAGATAATCGTATAACACCACACTTGGTAGTTCTGTACTATGTTATAGATGCAGACGGAGATACGATAATATATGAGAACCACTACAGTAACCAGAAGTCAGTACCAGAACACGACAAACGAATTATCAAAAAGAAAGTGACACCAAAAAAAGGTAGAGTAGTCTTATTTGATGGTTGGTACTGGCATACAGCCGAACAACCGACTAATGGTAATCGGTGTATAATAAACTATAATGTGATGTAAAATGCCAACATATACAATAAGAAATAAACAAATAGATACAGAAGAAGATGTGTTTTGTACATGGTCTGAACTGCAAGAAATATTAAAGAATGAAGATCTTGAACAAGTCATAACTGCACCAGCATTAGTGGGTGACCATATTGTTAAACAAGGTGATGGTAGAATGGATGGTGGTATGAAAGAGGTTTTTAGTCGTGTTGCAGAAGCTCACCCTAATAGTCCACTCGCAGATAGATTTGGTAGTGGTCAAACTTCTGCACAAAAGAAAGTGCAAGAAGTAGGAAAAAAACATGGTTTAGTTCGTAAGAGTGGTGGACAAAATATGAGTAAGGTTAAACTATAGATAGATAATAAATACTACTGTGTAAACTTCAATTAAATTCATGGAGAGTTTACACAGGGGGAAATCAGTTGGGTCGATTTCCCCCACAATAAAATGGGATTATCATGGCAAAGAAAGATATTACAAATACAGACTTAGTAAAAATAGAACCAATCACAGACAATCAGAAATTAGTGTTTGACTCTTATGGACAGGGTAAACATCAATTTTTATTTGGTTGTGCTGGTACAGGAAAAACTTTCGTATCACTTTATCTCGCACTATCAGAGGTATTACGAGATGATACCAAGTATGATAAGGTGGTATTAGTTCGTTCACTTATACCAACTAGAGAGATAGGTTTTCTTCCTGGCGATGAAGAAGATAAAGCTGCACTCTACCAAGTGCCTTATCAGAATATGGTGAAGTTTATGTTCAAACAAGCGAATGAACAAGCATTCTCTATGTTGTACGATAGATTGAAAAAACAAGGTAGTTTCTATTTTCTATCAACATCATTTCTCAGAGGTTTGACATTTGACAATTCAATCATCATAGTAGATGAATGTCAGAACTTAAACTTCCATGAACTTGATACTATAGTGACCAGAGTAGGGCAAGACTCCAAGATAATGTTCTGTGGTGATTTTATGCAAACAGATTTATCCAAGATGAATGAGAAAAATGGTTTACATAATTTTCTTAGAATACTTGAGGAGATGGAAGAATTTAAATGCACAGAGTTTAACATAGGTGATATAGTGCGTTCTGGTTTTGTTAGAAACTATCTGATACAGAAAACTAAGTTGGGTATCGGAGTAGAATAAATATAATGTATAATTTTAGAGAGGAAATCTAATGGAAAAAAATTACCAAGAATGTTTAGAAATGATATTACATCACGAAGGTGGATATGTGAATCACCCAGAAGATCCAGGCGGCGCTACTAACTTAGGCGTAACTAAGAGAGTATACGAAGAGTGGGTTGGTAGAGATGTAAGTTTAGATGCAATGAGAGAACTCAAAGTATCTGATGTTGCACCTATCTATAAGAAGAACTATTGGGATCGTGTAAAAGGCGACCAACTACCATCTGGTCTTGACCTTTGCGTTTTCGATTTTGGAGTGAATGCTGGGACAGGAAGAGCTGCAAAGTATCTACAAAAAATGGTAGGTGCGACAGCAGATGGAGCGATAGGGCCTGCAACTCTACGAGCAGTAGATACATTTGTAAAACAAGAAGGTCACAAAGGTGCAATCGAACAGTACCAAAAAGACCGACTTGCATACTATAAAAAACTGAAACACTTCAAAACATTTGGAAAGGGTTGGACTCGCAGAAACAAAGAAACTACTGCATCTGCGAAGAAGATGATTTAATATGAAAACATTTTGTCATGTACCGATTGAACTTGAAGATCTAAAAACTCAAACCATAGATAAGAAAAGATTCTATAAAACTCCAGAGGGTGAACTGTATCCGTCTATTACTACAGTTTTATCTGTAAGGAATAAAAAAGGATTATTTGAATGGCGTAAACGAGTCGGAGATGAAGTCGCAAACTATGTTGCAAGAACAGCTGCAGCTCGTGGAACTGCCGTTCATCATATGTGT